AGAGTACGATAGGGACGGAGACCAGTGAGGTCGCCGGCCTTTTTTGCACCGAAGGTCTTGAGCCATTGAGAAGGAAGTTGATAGTAGCGGTTACACAGTAAGGACTTCCAATAGAAAGCGAAGTTCGCAGAGGTGAAGCCTACAAGGGTCAACTCCTGTAACACAACAGGGATTCTATCTGTGGCCGATGAGAGATCATACGACCACACATTCTTTGCACCTCTCTCCCTCATCGCCACCATCATTTTATTGACGGGAGCGAGTTGGTCGAAAGTACCATCCTGAGGAATCACCTCAAGAATTTTAAAGAGTGCTCTGTGAAGAGGATACAAAACCCATTGAGTTATAGAATCCACCATTGCAACCACACGTAGCTTTCCGGGTTCTTCCACGATCGAAAGTTTACCTAGTTCGTAATCGCCGTTCACATTGAAGTTCAAGTCCCTTGTAGCCTGCTCTTGAGCAAGCACAAAGGGCATTGAATCCAAGAAGTGAATGTTTCCCGTGACTAGGCACATAGCCTTCAGGTAGGGCCACAATTCAGTGGCCGTAGTCCAAAGGAATGCGTCATACCCATGGGAGACGATTGAGGAACTGGCAGTGACTCTCGATCCTGGGCCCGAGCTCATTAGTAACCGACGCGTTCCCTCAAGGGAAGGAAAACGCCAATAGGAACGCTCTCTCTGAAACCGTTGACCGGGTTCAAGGAGATCGTCCTGGGTGAGTTCCGACTTAAGAGGAGAAACTCCCATTTTCTTGAGATAGGGCCAGAAGAAATTCTTTAAGAAAGACTTCCAGTCATAAATCAAGTCATCTGAGAGCTCCACTCCAGGTTTCAGAATGGAGTCGATAGTTAGACGGCCTCGGAAGGGTAACACTCTGTAAAGAGTGAATAACCCTAACCAAAACCGAATGACGGCACGATCCCCACCTTTAATCCGGAGTCGGTGACTGGGTACAATGATTCTCGGGAGCCCACCGTTGGTTACGGAGACTGCAGCACCTGCTAATCGAGGATTGTCGAGTAACTTACCGGCGGCTGCTCTGATTAGGAGCAGGTTTGCCGCTTTTAGATACAAGGCCAACCCCTGATTACCATTTGCGCGGATCATCCTGATTACAAACCAAGAGAAACTAGCTGAAGCCTTAACCCAACTCAGGGAATGTGATCCTACTATTGCAACTATCGCTTGTTTAAGGCGAAGCTGCAATAGCGAACGGCGTTTTACGGCCGTCTGCCAAATAGCTGATGCACTTAAAATCTGTTTAGGATTTAAGTAATTCATGTTGATTATAATTGTTAATTGTAACCAGCATCCCGTGAGGGAGCTATCCTTCGGTTTTCCTACACCCCCGTAAGGGTGCAGGAGCCGCAGGCAGGCTGTGAAGCCCAATAGGTTATATTCCTTGGTTGCCTTAATCGACTCTTGAACTGAGTTCGAGACCCCCAAATCTAAGCTCTCTTAGCTTAAAGAGGTGGTCCTTACCTACTCTCCCATAATATCTTAAGCACAGGCGGTTGGGGTGCTAATCCCTTCCGGCGTAACATACAATAAAACAGGTTTGTAACCTAAAGACTCCTTACAATAAGGAGAAACTCACTTAGACTTGACTTTATATATACTATCTATTTCTAAATAGAATATAATTAAGATTTTAATACGAAGATCAAAATCTCACTCGTTCACATCCCGAAGCCATTAAGGTGCCAAGCTAGTTACCCTGGGATTGCTCCCAGTTACTACTCGTTAAACAAGAAGTTGTACTCTCCCTCACGGGGGACTCAACTCTTTTCTAGTTTATTGATTATTCATCGATTCTCTAGACTTACTTATCCCTTTTGGGTGATAATTGGGTCTCCCTCTTTCGGAGGTGAGAATGGACTGACTTAAGGTCCAGTTTACGATAGACGAATCTACCATATGTCCTTTGCTTCCTGAAAAGGAGAGCACCGAACATACTTTATCCACTTTCGATGAAGGAATAAATTCCGACTAGTAAGTGATTGTCCGCGAAGAACAATACTTCCTCATGTCCTCCTGTAGTGATAACCATCACAACGCTGTGGGGCAGTATATCGTTCTTCACGCTGTAGGGAACCTCGAGCAGAGGAATCTACGTTGCTAAGATGCATGGTGTTTTAAGCCATTACGGCAGTGACTGAGTAATCAGACTTCATTGCTAGGAAGGACCTTGGTCCCTC